GCACACGTTAGTTCAACTGTTCAGTCTATACTTTATACTACTTGGACTTGAAATAGTTGAATGCAAGTTGCAACACTAATTTAGTTGATGTAAAATTGAGGAGGGTAAGAAAATGAAAGAAACAGTTGATTTAATTTGTAAGTTAATTGACAAGTATAAAGTAATCAGTGCAAAGGAGAATTTAACTGAGAAGCAGAAGACTTGGTTGAAAGAAGTAGAGTCTTTAGAATTACCTGATGAGTTGAGAGAAGAAGTTTTGAAGGTGAGAGGAAGAATAACTGAGCAAGATGATGCACAAGCAGATGATGAGTAAGAATTATGTTGAATGGGAAGAATGAGGAATTGGTGTACTTGTCAGGTATATTTCGGCTCGCATTGAAATCAGTAAAAGTGTATACAGGTAATGATATGTCTGTTAGTGAAATAAAGGGAAATAAAAAAGAGTGGACTTTTAAAGTTGTAGGAGAATAAGATTAGTTATGTTAAGATTGTTAGATAGCATAATTGACTACCCTCAGCAAGATTTATCTGGTGATATTTGGATAAAGAAAGAAGGTCAGTATTTGTTAAGGGATGAAGTGGGGAGAAAGGTTTTAGATGTGTTAAGTGAGTATTCGTGTTTTGATTTGACTACTGCTAAAGAGATAAGAATAGTAGGTTCTTTGACCAGTAATCAGTATACAGACACATCAGATTTAGATGTGCATCTTATCTTTGATGAAGAACAGTTGCCTGAAGAAAAGACAGTAGAAGATTGGCAGAAAGACATCTTTAAGTGGTTTAAAGACCATAGAGATGCGATAGAAGGGTATGTAGGAGACCACCCGATTGAAGTGTATTTGCAGTTAAATCCTGCTCAAGATTTTCTGTCACCTGGAGTTTATGAGTTGAAAAGTAAAAAATGGCTAAAAGAACCACAGTTAGTTTCTGCTGATTTTGACCCTTATGAAGTATATCAGAATATAATATCTGATATAGAGAGAGTTGTAGGACCTGCCGATGTGTTATTAGGTAGATTGAGAAGGCAAATTGTAGACTATGACACGATTAAGAATATGTTAGAGAAAATGCCACCAGACTTGAGGCAGAAAGCAAAAGAAGAACTTCAGAAGAAGCTTGAAGAGATTCAAGCAAGTATAGAAAGTTTGCTTAGAACAAAGAAGGATTGGCTTGAAATGAGGAGATTTGCCTCTATACCAAAAACTCCTGAGCAAGCCCTGTCTGATATAGAGATGATGAAGACTTGGGTAGACAAGAATGTATTGTTTAAGTTTTTGAGTAGGTATTCGTATATGAAAACGATTTCTGATTTAGAAGAGATAATCAAGGATGAGGAGGTAACAGATAAAGAGTTGGAGATAATGAAGAGCATTTTGGGGGTGAAATGATGAATATGGTAGAGAAGATAAATGACATCAAAGAGACACAACGCACTATTGATAAACTTTTGGAGTTAAGTGAGATGAAGATAGCTAATAGAGGTGAGATAAAAACTGATGGGACTATATTAGATGTTATATATGAGAAGGATGAATATCAGATAGGGATAGGATACCATTTTGAGGCAGGAAGTTATGTGCCTGTGCATTGTCATCAGGGAATTATAGAATATCTAATAGTCGGGAAAGGAAAAGTAATAGTTCAGTTTGGAGACAACGCTATACGAATATTAAGTAAAGGTGAATGTGCTTCAGTAAAACCCGGTGAACTGCATTCTGTTAGAGCATTAGAAGATAGCACAGAGGTGGTATTTATTTGTATTCCACCGGAGAAAGGATATAGTAAATGTCAGAAGGTATAACCAAAGAGGAACTAATGATGTTAGTTGAGGTGCAAACAAAGACTGCATCTCAGATGGAAAGGGTTGTAATGTCTTTATCTACTATTGTAGAAGACCAGAAGAAAATTTTAGAAAAGTTAGGAAATGGAGTAGTTAAAGAATTGGAGAGTTCTTTAGAGAAAAGCTCTGATAAGATTTGTAAAGAAATAGACTTGTTGAAGACAGATGTAAATGAAAGTAAGAGTAAGTTAAATTGGCTGACAATTATTTTGGGGAGTGCAACTTTAATTGCTGTTATGAGTTCTGCTCTTCTTAACTTTAACAGTGGAGTGTATCAGTTAAGGAACAAGATTAACGAGATAGAGGCGAGGTTGAAATGAGCAGAATGATACCACAGGAAACAGCTGTTGCTCTACGGACTTTTAGCGACTTAGCTGTAGATTTATATGGTATAGATTGTGAGTTATATGTTCCTAAAAATTATGATGTTCACGAAATTAAGGATGTGTTTCAAGAAGAGGAGAGATTTGATTACGAAGTATATCAGACAAAAGTATATATAGAATGGTCTCCAAACCAGCATAGATTAAGGAAGTTAGGAATTTTTATGGAGGAAGAAACTCCGATTTTAGCTTGGTTTAGAAACGATATTCCAGTTCAGTTAAGGAGTTATATAAGGATACCTTTAAAATATGTGCCAGAATCAATCAAAGTAGATGAGTTTGAGATAGTAGATATTCAAATGCCACATATCCACGATATAGAAATTCATAAAGTTTGTAAAATCGCTCCAAGAAGGAGGAAAGAATGAAATTTTTAGATAGATTTATAAGGCTATTTAAAAAGCCTAAACCAGAACCAAAACCAGAAATAACTCAAGAGCAAAAGTTAGGGATAATGCTTGAGGATTTAGTTCAGTTATGCAAAGCAATAGATGACATATTAAAACAGAAGTTAAATAAAACAGCACGGAAGCAGTTTTGGAGAGATTTTTACAAAAATGATTTGGTAAGAAAAGATGTATTTGAAGAGTTGCTTAAAACTAAGACTATCTCAGATGAGTTATTAAACGGATATATGAAAGTGAGAGGGGTGTAATATGGGAATAAAGGTAAAAAAATTAGTAAATGTTTCAGGAGTATCAGTTCCTGTTGTAGTAGGAAATACGACTGTATATATGTCGCCGGGGCAGGTATTGGAAAATGTAAATGTGGAAAACTATTATGAGATTGAGAGGTTTATCCGTTCAGAGATAGATTTGTCAGAAGTAGGAGAGTTTCCTGCTCCGGGTCAGAAAAAAAGGAGAAAGTTAAATGACTGAGGATGCTTACAGAAGTGCAGTTTTATTAGCTGCGCAGAAATGTTTTAATGACTACAGAAGATTCCATCGTGGAAAGGAATTAGAGGGTTATTTTGAGGAATGGGTTAAAGGAAATTTAGAAAGACCTAATGAGAAGTTTGTTGAAGAGATTTGGCGAGAATTTATAGAATTGTGCATAGAAAATGGAAGGTAGTTTCATAAAAGTAATAACAAGGGGAGTTCAGGCAGTAGCTTTTTCTAAAGCAAAAGATATATTGGACTTGGAGGCTATAGAATTGGATACAGTTGTATTTCCGAAGAATGTTGCTCAAAGGGTAATGGCAGAAAAAAGAGGCGAGAATGTATTGGAGTTTGTAAATGTTTGGCTTGATAGTTTTAAATTTGCTTGGGATAGGCAAAGAACACCTGTGGCAAGAAGAGGCTTATATGGGAACTATTTAGATGACACGAAGTTAGATATAACAGAGTTTAAATCTGTTCCCATAGATTTGGATTATAGTGTTTGGTATTGGTCTAAAGACTATGACAAGATTTTAAGGTTAGTAGAAAGAATAATGCTTTGGCAACAGCAGAACCCACGACTTGAGATACTGATAAATGAGATATATCCGATAGAGTTCTATATGTCTTTAGCTGATGTTGTAGATGAGTCATCAGTTGAGAATATGTTTGAGAAAGGTTTGTATTTTGTAGTAAAACAAAGCATAAAGTTGGAAGGTTGGGTCTTTGACCAGTTTTCGTTAAAGACTATTAAGCGGATAGTCATAAAAGTATGGAATGATATAGTTCCACCAGAGTTATTATTTCAAGAGGTAGTAGAGTTATGAGAAGATTAGTTGATGAGATTTTGAAAGAGACAGATAAAGGCATAAAAGAGTGGCTTGACATACCCGCTCCGAAAATGACACCTCACGAGATGCTTGCTTATCCTGACCCGAGACCACAGGCATTTGATATAAGTATGGACTTTTATCTGGACAGGATAAGTTTATGGGGGAAGTTGAAGTTTTATTACTCTGATACTTTTTATAGAGTGAAGAACCAAGAGATAACCCGCAAGAGATTTTTAGAGCTGATTAGAGATGAAGATATGCTTAAGATGTTTGGAATATGGGACGATGATGCTATTGCTCATAATAAGATATTATTCACGAGAACTTATAAGGGGTTAGACGGGAAGAATCACAGACAAGAACTTTTAATTGTAATAGATTTGAGAGAAGAACTAAAAAATGCTTTAAGGAGGGCAGGATTTAAACCATAAGAAAAAGGAGGTAAAAGATGGGATTTTATGAATGCTTTAAGGAGAGCAGGTTTTAAACCATAATAAGAAAAAGGAGGTAAAAGATGGGGTTTTATGTTAGTCCAGGTGTTTATGTAAGGGAAAAAGACATCAGTGAGATAATTCCTAATATCGCAACGACTTCGTGTGCATTAGTAGGGTTCTCAAGAAAGGGAAGCACGAAAGAAATCAAGTTGATAACCAATACTCGTCAGTTTATAGAGGAGTATGGATATCCGACACCCGGTGAATACTTTCACTATACAGCACTTGCTTACTTAGAGAATGGGAACACTTTGTATTGTTTGAGAGTTGCTAAGAACGCTTTATACGCAGGTGCAAAAATTGCTGTAAGTGGTGGTTCAAAGGACAATCAGACTCTAACTGAAGGAAAAGCAGAGCCGATTTATTATGATGAGGATGAAATTTTGTTTTATGTTTATGCAAAAGACCCAGGAAAGTGGGCTAATGCTGAAGGAGCTATTCCTGTTGGAGTAACGATAACGAATTTAGATGCTACGGAAAAAGAATTTGATATTGAAGTCTATGTTACAGGGGAAGATGGAGTTGTTTCAAAAGTTGAGACTTGGACAGTTTCTCGCAAGCACAAGTTAGATGGATATGGTCGTCAAATGTATATGGAGGATAGGATAAACGGTTTCAGCGACTATATCTTAGTTGCCAACGATGTTTCAGCAGAGGAAGATGCAATGCCTAAAGAACAGACAACTGTTTTGGCTTTAGGTGGAGGTTCTGATGGAGATACGATAACTAATAGTGAACTAACTACAGGATGGGATAAGTTTTCAAATCCTGATGATGTGGATGTAAGAATTTTGTTGAACGGAGGATATGCATCTGTAGCGGTTCAGCAAAAGTTAAAAGAGATTGCTGAATCAAGGAAAGACTGTATAGCGATTTTAGATATACCATATGAAGTTTCTACTAATGTAACCGGAATGGTTACCTGGAGAAAGACTACGCAGAATTTTAATTCCAGTTATTGTGCTTTGTATGCTCCTTGGGTAAAGATATATGACCCTTACAACGACAAGATTTTAGAAATTCCACCATCAGGATATGTAGGCAGCCAGATTGCTTATAACGACTATGTAGCAGAGCCTTGGTATGCACCAGCAGGTTTCAATCGGGGTATTTTGAATGTGTTAGGGCTGAACAAGGTGTTTACTCAAGGTGAAAGGGATGTGATTTACCAAGCCCAGATAAATCCGTTGCAGACATTTAGGGGTGAAGGCAATGTAATCTGGGGTCAGAAAACAGAACAAGTTAAAGCATCTGCTTTAGATAGGGTAAATGTAAGAAGACTTCTAATTGTGTTAGAGAAGTCTATCTCTGCTGCGTTGAGATACTTTGTGTTTGAGCCAAACAACGAGATAACAAGGTTTAGAATAACCTCTACGATTGAGAGTTTCTTAGATTTACTTTCAGCAAGAGGTGCGTTTCAGAGAGAACTTGGTGATAGAGGATATAAAGTTCTCTGCGATGTAAGGAACAACCCACCAGCAGTAATTGACCGGAACGAGTTGCACGTGGATATATTTATCAAGCCGATTAGAGCTGCTGAGTTTATACAGTTGCAGACAATAATCACTCAAACTGGTGCAAAGTTTGAGGAGTTAATTGCAAGAGGAGTTCAATTCTAAAAGGAGGTAGAATATGGCAAGAATGGGTGTAGACAATCTAAAATCTAATCTCTCAAATGTTGCAAGGGTCTATCTCTGGGAGGTGCTTTTTCCTAATGTAATAGGTGGAGGGGCTGATACAGAGACTTTGCTTTTGAGAGCGCAGTCGACTAATTTACCCCAGAAGGGTCTGGGAAGCATCACTGTTCCATATAAGCAAACAGCGGGAGTTGTGTATCCCGGAAAAGTTGACTTTGCTGACCACTCTTGGGAAGTAACTTTTGTAGAAGGTGAAGACAAAGCAGTTTTTGAAGCATTTTACAAGTGGTGTGAAAAAATTGTAAGTGCAAGAGATGGAATAGGAGGGTCTGTTCCAGACATAAAGGTTGATGTTCAGCTGAATCTGTTGAATACAAAGGGAGAGACGTTTTTGGGAATTAAGTTAATAGGTTGTTGGGTGAAAACAATTGGTAGAACTGACTTGGGTTATGAGCGTGATGAACCTTTAAAATTTACAGTGACATTTGCATTTGATTGGTGGGAGGAAGTATCGTAATTGATTGGTGGGATGCTGAAAATTTAGCAAGGAGAGGAGTAGGTGAGCAAATTAGGAGTTTCAGTTGCTACAATAAAGAACTGGCGGTTGCATAAAAAGTATAATTGGGAGATACTTCTGCCTGATATAGCGGGGCAGTCAGGAGTAGAGGTTTCAAAGTATTGCCACGCAGTTAGTTTTGGAGATTATGGTGTAGAGGCAGTTGCAGAGATGAAACTGGGACCATATCAGGCAAAGTATGCTAACTTTTTTAAAATAGATACTGTCAAGTGTTCTTTTTGGATGCCTGTTCCTGATATAGTAGGAAGTTATTTCTATGCTTGGAGGCAGTTAGTAGTAGATGAAAAAGGACATTATTTTCCGAAGTTGAATTATGCAAAGGTTATGTATGCATTTTTCTTTGATGAAACAGGGAAGGAGACAAGGAGATTCAAGTTAGAAGATGTTTTTCCGTTAGAAGTGCCAAAGTATGATTTAAGCTATGAAGGCGAAGATTTAGTGAGAATAACTATAAGTTTGAGTGTTGATAGGGTATCGTTAGAAAGTAGTGGGTAGAGGATTAGAGTTGCTCCTTCACAAAAAGCAAAAAGGAGGCAAAAGATGTCAGAAAATTACTTTAATGTAAGTCTGCCAAGTAAGTGTTTGGTCTATCCAGATTTGAATCCCGCCGATGTAAAAATCCGACCTTTCAAGGGCAAAGACGAGAAGTTTATTGCTTCTATGAACTACGAGAATCTTGAAAAGAAGTTTGTAGAGTTGCTTAAGAATGTTCTTGTAGGTGTCCAACCAGAAAAATTAACTATTGGTGACAGATTGTTCCTTTTAGTCTGGGAAGTAGTAAACTCATATTCGCCAACTGTGGATGCCGAGATTATTTGTAAGAACTGCTTCCAGAGAGTAGTAGTAACTTTAGATTTGTCAAAGTTAGAGGTGAAAGAGTTACCTGATAGTTATAAAGAGCCGTATCCGATTACTTTGTCAGATGGAACAGTAGTAAATATGCGGTTGTTTAGGGTAGAGGATGAGATAAAGGTTGTAGATTATGAGAAGGTAAAACCTGATTCTTGGCTATATAGGTATGCCTTGTCAATTGTAGATGATAAGCCAGTAGACAAAAAGGTAGAGTTTTTAGAAAACCTGTCAACTAAAGATATTGCTCTGATAAGGGGATTTCACGACAAGTTTTATCACGGACCAGTAATGGAAGCACCATATGTGTGCCCAAAGTGTGAGATGGAGGAGGTGGTAGTCTGTCCCTTTCGGTTTGAGTGGCTTATTCCAGCAGGTAAGACCCTTGTCAGAATTGTTGGAGATAGAATTTAACTTGCGATATTACTTGTATATGTCTGACTTTGACGAGAAAGATGTTTCAGAGATAATTTGGATGTATAATCGGTTAATAGAGCAAAAGAAGAAAGAAAATGAAATTTACTCTGAAAAAAGAAAAGCATGACCCTAAATGGGTAAAAGATTTCCTAAAGCAAGGTGCATTTGCTTTTACCAAAGAATCATTTGAGTTATTGGATGCTGTTAGGAAAAAGTATTCTGGTGAATGGATTGCCTATTTAGGTGTTGTTAGAGATAGTTTAAAAGGTCCGAGAGGTGTAAGACTTCGACCTCAATTCGCAGAGATAGATAGAAGGATAAGTGCTTTGCAAGATAGGATGAGAAATGTAGCAACTTATATAGGCAGAATAATAAATTATCTGGAAGCCCCTACTGAACAGGAAGTAAAAGACCTTTTTGGAGAAATAAAAGCAATTGAGCAGGAGTATGCGGATTTGATAAGAGCAGGAGAGGAGAATAAAGAGTTCCAGCAAGTTTTAGAGAACTTGAGGATACAGGCAGGATTAGATTTACGTAGTCTTGCTACTGCTCATAGATTAGTAGAAGGAAGATTAAGAGCTTTAAAGACTGAAAAGCCAGAAGGTTTTTTGAAAACAGCTATATGGGAAAGTCCGACTTTTGCACAGTTTAGGCAGATGGCTTGGGGGTTAGCAGGTCCGATAGGAATTGCTGCCAGGGTTGCTGTTGGTAAATATAGAGAATGGAGAGAGCAACGTAGAGAGGCGAAAAAAAGAAAAAGATGGGAAGAGGAGGCACCAGAAATAGGAAGAATTGCACCGTATTTGCCAGAGGAAGTATTAGAAGCATATTTGCGAGAACGGGCTCCTGTTAGAGTAAGAGGAATGCCTGGCGGGGAGAGAATTCGTACAGGTGAAGGTGTAAGAAGAGGTGCAAGAGAAAGAGAGCCAGAAGTAACTGTTGGTGGTGCTAAAATAAGGATGGAAGACTTACCGCCTGATGTTCAGGAATTTTTAAGGGAGCAGATGGCGGGAATGAAGAGAGAAGAAAGAGCAGAGAGAGCAAGAGAAAGAGGGGCAAGAGTAGAGACACCAAGATTTGGTAGGGAAGGCAGATTCGAGACTGCTGGAGTAGGTAGAGGTAGAGTAGAAACAGGTGGAGTAGGAGCAGCTTTGTATCAGTTTTTTGACAAAGATGCTTACAAGGCAAGATGGACTACTGAGGTAATGGGGGCACTAAGAAGAGCTGGAGCAGGTGTTGGTAGGGGTATCGGTGGGGTATTCCAGGGGATTATGGGTTGGTTGAGAAATTTATTTTCGATGATTATAACTTTTATTAAGTCTGTTATACTAAGAGGAATGCCTGGTGGAGAGAGAATTCGTAGAGGTGAAGAGGTAGTAAAGGGGAAAGAAAGAATAAGAGAAAGAGAGCCAAAGATAACAGTTGGTGGGGCTGAAGTGAGAATGGAAGAATTGCCACCGGATGTTCAGGATTTTTTAAGAGAACAGATGGCAGGAGTAAGAGCAGAGAGAGCAAGAGAAAGAGGCGAGAGAAGAGAAAGGGTAGAGGGAACTACAAGAGTTGGTGGAATTGAAACAGGTAGGGGTAGGGTTGAAACAGGTGGAATAAGAGCGTCTTTGTATCAGTTTTTTGATAAAGATGCTTATCGGGCAAGATGGACTACTGAGATAATGGAAGCATTGAAAGATATAAAAAGAGGTGGTGGTAGAGCTGGTGGTGGAGGAGGTATTGGTGGAGTATTACAAGGAATGTTAGGTTGGCTAAAAGGGTTAGTTCCAATGATTGTGCCGATTGTTTTAGTTGCATTGAGTGCATTAGCAGGTTGGTTTATTGGAAGGTTTATTGGGCAGGCATTAGGTCGATGGATGCAACAGGGAAGAGAAAGACAAGAGTTATTGGGCAGGGCAGAAGAAATAAGAAGAACGGGAGGAAGAACCGAGGTTGCAAGAGCATTAGAACTGCAAGCAAAGGGTATGTCTATTAGAGAGTCGGTTATACAAGCGAAAAGAGAGTTAGGACAGCCTATTAGTGAAGCATATTTAAAACCTTCGGAGAAAAAAGTAGAGCCAGTTCCTATGCCTGAAGGTAGTTTAGTAGGCGAGGTTAGAGAAGGGAATGAGAAGATAGCCAGAGGAATAAGTAAATTGGCTGAGTTGTATGAAAAGAAAGCATCTGTTTCGATTCCTGAAGGAAAAGAAAGAACATCTGACACACGCAATATAGGAGACCCGTATTTAGAGACTTTAGATAGAGGAGCGATATAATGCAAGAGGAAAGTCGTGCAGAGAGTTTAGCGGAGAACGCACAGCAACGATTGAGCAACAGTCAGCCAACAGATAAATATGTTGCTGAAGCCCAAAGGACGGTAGGTTCGGGATTAAATGCTGCTCAAGTAATACAGCAAAAAGACCCAGCGAAATTCTTTAATGTGCTTTATGATGCGCCGGGGATTAAGAGGTCAGAAGGCAGGAATGTTTCGACCAGTCAAGGGCAGATAATTACAAATACAATTTCAAAAAGATTGTTAGACAAAGTCGCGCCAGAGTATCAAGTTAGAATTTTAGCTCGGAGAATAGAGGTAGGAGGAGGAGGTCCAGTTTTAATTGATTTGATAGCGCTTTTGCAGGATGAGATAAATTTGTTAACAGAGAGCAATTGGCAGTCATTTATCCCGTCGAAATATGAGGCACGGCCAGAATGGCAAGCCATTGCTTCAGCAGTAGGAGTATCTTTGATAACAAGATGGACTTCAAGACGAGTATGGATGGGAACTGACCCTATTTCAATATCTATGAAGTTAAGGTTTGAAGCAGATGAGAATGCTTATTATGAGGTAGTGATTCCTTGCTTGAGTTTAAAGAAGTTATGTTTGCCAACACAAGGTCCGCAAGCAGATTCAAAGGCTGGTAACGTGGTGACTTCTAATATATTATTCCCGCCAGGTCCGAATCCGCTAATTAGAGAAGGAATTGGTGGATGGGCTGGTGGTGAGAATATAGAGATACAGATAGGTTTAGGTCCGAAACCATTTTTGTATTTTAATAGTGTGATAGTAAAAAGAGTAAATGTAACATATGCTAATAGGTTCACATCAGAAGGATACCCAGTAAGTGCTTTAGCGGATATAACTTTTCAGACGTATACAGTTTTGACTAAAGAAGATTTAGATGGTGTGTTTAGTGGAATGAGGACAGTAGAAACGGAGAAGACGACCTAATGGATAGGACGAAATTTTTTGCAGTAGAGAGTGTAGAGGGGAAAGCGGAGTTAGATTTCTTGCATAATTACCTGTCAAGGTTTCAGATGAAGTATGAGCCTGCTTATTACCGAGTTAGGCAGGGTGACCTGATGCGTCCTGATTTGATTAGTTATAGTGCTTATGGAACAGTGAAATATTGGTGGGTAATTTGTTTAGTTAATGAGATATTTAATCCTTTGACTGATTTGCAGGTAGGTCAGCTTTTAGTGATACCGAATATTTTAGATGTTTATGAATTTGGGAAGAAATGGAGAATTAGATGATTGAACTTTCGGGAAACTATCTGTTAAGGATTGAATTAGGCGGAACAACGATTCCTATGTCTTTTGATATGGTAAAAGAGTTTACAATAGTTCAAGATATGGGTAAGTTGTTGCCTTTGTTTAGATTTGCTGTTTCTGACCCAACAGGTTTATTTGTGCATGCTTTGCCTTCAGATAAGACAGTAAACAAGATGTATGTAGAAGTAGGTAAATCTATTAGTGAGGAGTTAGACAATTCGTTTAACTTTTTGGTGTATAGAAAGTTTCCCGAAAGTCAAGCGAAAGCACAGTCAATTTTTGAAGTTAGTGGATTGCTAGACAACAAGATGTTATTTGATAGAGAATTTGTTAGAGGATTTTCGGGAAAGGTTAGTGAGACATTAGAGACGATAGCAAAAGAAATAGGTTGTGATTCTTTTGATATTAGTCCATCTTTGAATTATTCGATGAATTTAGTTCAGGGAAAGCAAACTAATGCTAAATTTTTAAAAGATTTACAAGCAAGGTTAAGCGGTAGAGCAGGAGAACACGATTTTAGATGTTTTGTAAAAAGAGTAAATCACAAAAATGTTCTTGTATTTAGGACTTTGAAAGAGTTAGTAGGCGCTACTGTAAAGAAGAAGTATATAATGAACGATGTGGGTTTTGAAGACAGGGAACCTATGTTTGACTTTCAGATAATAGATAGTTTTGGCGTATTGGGTTCTTTAGGGGTAAAGGTTCAGCAGTATGAGTATTTTGACTGGGAAAATAGTGAGTATGTAAAAGACAAAGTAGATTTGTCGGATTTTATGAGTTTATCTGATTATTTTCTGATTGAATTAGATGCAGAGGAAACGAGTAGAAATGTGTTTTTGGGCAGGAGTTCTATTTTTGACTATGAAGCACAGATGAAGTCGAAGTTGTCTGAAAGGTTAATGGGTTTGTTAAAGATGTGGATTTTAGTCCCCGGTGATATAAATGTAGCACCAGGAGATTTAGTAGATGTGTTAATTCCTGATGTTATGTATACAGGTGACCCTTATGTGTATCAGTATGCAGGATTGTGGTTAGTAGAAAGAGTAGTACATACTTTGACGTCTTCGCATCGTATGAGATTGATGCTGACCAGAAACGGCATAGATACGACTATGCCGACGACTTTGTTAAGAGCAAGCAGGAAAAAAGTGTATGGATAGCATTTTAGGAATTTTTAGAGGGAAAGTTTTAGACAACAACGACCCACAGAAGTTAGGCAGAATAAAGGTAGAGGTGTATCCGTTTTTTAGAGAAATTAAAGCCGATGTGCTTCCGTGGGCTGTTCCTGCAATGCCTTTGTTTACAGGAGCGGGAGATGGCAAAGGTTCGTTTTGTGTTCCTGATATAGGGTCTTATGTGTTTGTTTTCTTTGAAAATGGAGATATGTATCAGCCTGTTTATTTTGCTGAGGCAGTTTCAGGGAAAGACTTGCCTCAAGAAAGGATGAATAACTATCCGAGTAAAAAGATTTTTAAGTTAAGTTCTGGGATAGTTTTTGAGATAGATGACAAAGACAAAGTAGTTAAGTTAATGCATCCGAGTAATGCTTATGTTGTTATAGATGGTGACGGGAATATAGCAATTTCAGGGACAACGGTGAATATAAATCCGGAAGTGAAGAGAAATGTCTGGTAGAAAGATTGCTTTATTAGGAGATAAGTCAGACCACGACGGAACAGTTGTAAGCCATAATCAAGATGGTAGGTTTAAGGTGAATGGAATAGAGGTTACTGTTGAAGGAGCGACACACGATTGCCCACGCCCCGGACATGGGAAAACAAGTATTTCAGCAGTGACGATAAAAAGTTATTGTAATGGGAAGTTAATACTGACTGAGCAAGCAGTAGCAGGTTGTGGAGCAAAGTTAACACCACCAGATAGAGGGGTGTATGTAGAGTAATGGAAAAGATAATTTGGTCAGATATACATCACGAATTTATTAGGAATGCAAAGGGCAACTTAAAAGTTGTCAAGAACATAGATGCTGTATATACAAGTATTGACAATATCTTGGGAACGCATCCGGGAGAAAGGGTAATGCTTCCTCAATTTGCCAGTAGGTTAAAAGATTTGTTGTTTGAGCCAATAGATGAGAGATTAGCAACTTTGATTTCAGATGAAGTTAAGAGGGTAATAGAGACTTGGGACCCAAGAGTGACCGTTGTAGGAGTAAAGTTTGCTCCTAATCCAGATAGAAACTATGTGGATATAACTGTTCAGTTTATCGTAAGAGGAAATGAGGAGATTTTAGAGTACACAAAACGAGTCGGAGGGTAGTATGTCTGAAAGTTATATGTTTATAGATTACAATTTTGAGACATTAGTAAAAAGACTGCAGGAGAGATTAAGAAAGAAGGAAACTTGGAAAGATATGTATGAATCATCTACTGGGCAGATGTTGGTTGAATTATTTGCCTATGTAGGTGAGATGGTTTTGTATTATCTGGAAAGGAGAGCAGAGGAGTGCTATCTTGATACAGCAAAGTTAAAGTCTTCTGTTTTAAGTTTAGTTAAGTTGATAAATTACAAGCCAAGAAGAAAGATATCAGCAAGGGGTTATGTAAAATTTTATCTTGATACTGCGTATAGTAAGAATATTTATATTCCTCGTTATACGGTAGTGGAAACAGCAGATGGAACGAAGTATTTGACTGTAAAAGATGTAGCCTTGTTAAAAGGTCAAACAGGTATGAATGTGGAAGTAGTTCAAGGTGAGTTAGTAGAGAGGACTATGACAGGCTCGGGACAGGAATATCAAGAATATGTAATCGATGAAGTTGATGTAGAGGATAAGAGTTTTTGGGTATATGTAGATGGAATATTGTGGGAACAGGTAGATAGTTTTATATTGTCAGAGCCTACAGATAGACACTATATGATTGTGCCTCAGTATGATGGAACTTTGTTAGTTAGATTTGGAAATGGTTCAAGAGGTGCTGTACCACAGAGTGGTTCAACGATTTTAATGAGATTTATCAAGACGATTGGTGCAGATGGGAATATCTACGGAACAGACAAGATAACAAAGGTAAGTTCTGCTATATTTGATGAAGCTGGAAGTCCAGTTGAAGTTAAGGTGACAAATGACAATCCCGTGATAGGTGGTGATGACGAAGAGAGTATAGAAGAGATAAAGTATAATGCACCGCGAGTATTTAGAACAGGAGATAGAGCAGTTACGAAGGATGACTTTAGTGCCTTGATAGAGAGTTATCCCGGTATTGCAACAGCAAGTGTATGGGGTGAGAAAGAAGAAGGTTCGCCGAATTACAATATGTTTAATTGGGTAAGAATTGCTATGGTATTGCAGGGATGGGGTTTTCCGACTGAAGATTTTGAAAAAGAGTTAGTAGAGTTTTTAAGACAAAAATCTATTCTAACTGTGAGATACGAATTTGTTCCAGCAGATGTGTTAGATGTATATGTGATTTTAGATTTGAGAGTTAAGAAAAACTATACGCTTTCGTTAGTTCAGAGTAATGTTGAAGATTTGATTGAAAGTCAGTTTCAGTTAGGTTTAACTACAAGATTAGGAATAAGTAAAAGGTATTCAGATATTATTGCAGAGATAGAGCAAGTTGATGGTGTAGACTATGCATATATGGATTTGAGATTAAGGAAAGAGTTAGTTTTGCAAGGAAGTAAGTGGGTAGAAAAGTTAACTGCTTTACCAGTAGAGAAGAACTCAGTTCAGTTATTTGCCGGGGATGTTCAGATAGGAAAGGATGATGGAGAAGGAAACATAGTTGTAGTAAGTGGAGGTTCGTATACGATTTCAGGAACAATTGACTATAGTTTAGGTGATATATCAGTTAGTATAAGTCCAGCGCCTTCAGAAACAGTTTATGTTTTATATAGGCAGGATGCAGAGAGAGATATAGTTGTAAAGTTTAATCAGATTTGTAAGTTATATGGAGTAGACGTAAAAAGCATAAGTTTCTCAAGTTAGGAGGTAGAGAATGGGTAAGCATAAATTTTATGAAGCGATTTGGGAATTAAAATGTTTTGACAAGAATGGAAACTTGCGATGGCAAGAAGAAGGAAGAAATGCTTTAGTTGACCAAGGAGAGATGTTAATGCTTGATGTCTTTTTTAGAAATGCTTCAATAACCAATACTTTTTATGCTCGTCTTGCAAGGGATGTATTAGAAGATACTGATACTTTAACAACGATTCAGAACGAGCCTGTAGGAAATGGGTATTCGCCTCAGCCTTTAGCAAGGAGTAATGTAGGATTTCCGACTCTTGAGTTACACGAAGGAGATTATAGGGTAGTAAGTGCTGAAGTATATTTTACGGCTTCAGGTGGAGATATAGGACCGATAAATCTATTGTTTTTAGCAACAACTTCTGACAATACAGGATATTTGATTGGATATATGCCTTTGTCAGTTGAAAGGCTGATTCTTGATGGGGATACAATGACTGCAAAAGTTAGAGTAAAGTTAAAATAGTTGGAGATGAAACTAAATGATTTGGCAATTTGACAAGATATATCTGAATCAAGGGTTTAATTTAGACCAGGAATGGCATCTTGACTTTGTATTAACTGAGTTTTGGGAGATAGAATGTGAATGGGAGCCAGGTGGAGAGAAGATGCTATT